TGTTCAAGGAGATGGACCAATTATGCAAACTCCTAAACAAATAGACAAAGAAATAAATAGTTTAACAGCTCCAGGTTCAGCTTATTGGGATAAAAACCATCCGAACCATCAAGACGCTGTTGCAGAAGTTTTAGCTTTACGAGAACAAAAATCATCTGTATAGCTGAAATATATTTGGATAATCAATCCGACCCAAATTGACACCAGGAATAGTCTGGGATCCATGAGATCTAAAACCGAGGAGCGACCCGCAAGGATAATCATCCGTTTTAACATAAACAACAACACTAACAATAGAGGGAGACAAATATGTCAACTCAAATCACTACAGCATTCGTAGAACAATACTCTTCGAATGTAAGTATGCTTTCTCAACAAATGGGGAGTAAGCTAAGAGGTGCTGTGGATGTTGAAACTGTAAGAGGAAAAAATGCGTTCTTCGATCAAATCGGAGCAACAGCAGCTGTAGCGAGAACTACTCGACATGGCGCAACTCCTCAAGTGGATACTCCGCACAGCAGAAGACGAGTTAGCCTTTCAGATTTTGAATGGGCTGATTTAATAGATGATCTTGACAAAGTGAGAATGCTTGTTGATCCAACTTCTAACTACGCTAAAGCAGCAGCTGCAGCTATGAATAGAACGATTGACGATCAGATAATTGCTGCGTTAGGAGGATCTGCAGATACTGGCGTTGCTGGTGGAACTGCAGTTGCATTACCATCATCATCTAAATTCTCAACTGCACAACAAACAGACGGATTAACAATAGCTAAATTGTTAGAGACTAAGTTTTTCTTTGACAATGGGGATGTAGATCCTAGCTTAAAGCGTTTTTTCGTTTGTGGTCCAAAACAGATCCAAGATCTATTAGCTACAACAGAAGTGAAATCAGCTGATTTCAATACTGTAAAAGCTCTTGCTCAAGGAACTATCAACTCGTTTTTAGGTTTCGAATTTATCATGTCAACTAGACTTGGTACTGACGCTACTAATACAGACGATAGATTATGTTTTGGTTTTACAGAAGATGCAATCAAATTAGCGATTGGTGCTGATGTAAAAGCTAAAATCACAGAGAGAGATGACAAATCTTACGCAACTCAAGTGTACTACTCTATGGCAATTGGTGCTACTAGAATGGAAGAAAGTAAAGTCTTCCAAGTACCTTGTGATGAGTAATAGTCACTAGAAATTTTAGGCGGGGAAAGCGAGAGTGGAACCCGCCTAGAATGTTAAACCAACCAACATAGGAGAAACCTTATGCCAATGGGTAAAGGAACATACGGGTCTAAGAGAGGCAGACCAAGCAATAAGCTAAAAGGTGGTCAAAAAAGATTACCAGCAGCTCTAAAAGCAAAAATAATCAAAAGTAAAAAGAGGAAATAACAATGGCTAAAGTAAAAGGCTTATACGCAAATATAAATGCTAGAAAGAGAGCTGGTACTTCAAGACCAAAATCTAAAAGTACAATCACTAAAAAAGCATACGCCAATATGAAAGCTGGATTTCCAAAAAAAAAGAGGAGAGCATAACAAATGGCTAGTGTCGTTCAAATTTGTAATTCTGCGCTTAATCAATTAGGAGCTGCAAGTATTACTTCACTTACTGATAATTCTAAAAACGCAAGACTTTGCAATGAGCGATATGCTACTGTTAGAGATGCAGTATTCAGAAGTCATCCCTGGAACTCATTAATCAAGAGACAGCAACTGGCTCAAGATACTGCAACTCCAGCTTATGGATTTAAGTTTCAATTTACTTTACCAAGTGATTGCCTGAGACTTTTAAATTTAGATGCGTACAACTCAGATCACAAAGTAGAGGGAAGAAAAATTCTTTGCAACGAAAGTGCAATAAAAATTAGTTATGTTTCTCAAGTGACAGATCCTAACGAAATGGATGTGTTATTAAGAGAAACTATATCAGCTGGTCTAGCTGCAGATATATCTTATGCAATTACAGCTAATCTCCAGGTAGGAAAGTTGATGCAAGAAAAATACGAATACAAACTATCACTTGCTAAACATACAGACGCTAGCGAGGGATATAATGTTGATCCTAACAATGGACAAGTAGATCAAATCTTAACAGAAGATTTTATAACAAGTAGATTTTAATATGGGAAAACAATTACTATCAATCCCTAGCTTTACAGCGGGGGAGATGAGCGACAGTATGCAAGGGAGAACCGACTTTGCAAAATACTTTTCAGCGGCTAGTCGTATTGAGAACTTTGTTGTATTACCCCATGGACCAATAACTAGAAGACCAGGAACTTATTTTGTAGCAGAAGTTAAAACAAGCTCAGCTAAAACAAGATTAATTCCATTTAGTTTTTCAACTGAACAAACTTATGTTTTAGAGTTTGGCAATCAATATATAAGATTTTATAAAGATGATGGTCAAATAACATCTGGTGGATCTGCTTATGAGATTTCATCTCCATATACTACAGCACAATTGTTTGATCTTAAATTCGCACAATCTGCAGATGTCATGTATATATGCAACGAAAATCATCCCGTAAAAAAATTATCAAGAACTGGTCATACATCCTGGACTTTAGCAGATGTTGATTTTACTGATGGACCATACTTAGATAGCAACACCTCATCTACAACAATGACCCCTAGTGGAACTTCTGGATCTATAACTATAACTGCTAGCAGTAATGTTTTTGTGAGTACAGATGTAAATAGATTTATAAATTTTTCTGGTGGCTATGCAAAAATTACTTCATTTGGAACATCGCTAGCTGTCACAGCTACAGTTGAAGAAGATTTTGATAATACAAACGCTGTCACAGATTGGAAGTTAGGAGCTTTTTCTACAACAACTGGTTTTCCTAGATGTGTATCTTTCTTTGAACAAAGATTAGTTTTTGCTGGAACTTCTAATCAACCACAGACTATGTTTTTTTCTAAGTCTGGAGATTATGAAAATATGACATCTGGCACAAATGATGATGAGGCTATGATCTATACTATTGCATCTAACCAGGTCAACGCAATCCAGGCATTAAAAGCTACAAGAACTTTAATCGTAATGACAACGGGTGGAGAGTATGCTGTATCATCTGGAGCATCTCAAGATGCCATAACACCAACTAACATTAATATTAGAAAACAATCTAACTATGGATCCTCTGGTGTTGATGCTTTATCAATTGGAAACGCAACAATATTTTTACAAAGAGCAAAAAGAAAAATTAGAGAGTTAGCTTATAATTTTGATACAGATGGTTATACAGCTCCAGATCTTACTATCTTGGCAGATCATATTTCAGAAAGTGGTTTAACAGATATGTCATATCAACAAGAACCATACTCTGTTGTTTGGGCGGTAAGAGCTGATGGTCAAATGGCTGGATTAACTTACAATAGATTAGAGAATGTAGTTGCCTGGCACAGACACATCTTTGGAGGAAAATCTGATACTGGTAAAACTGTTAAGCAACAAAAGATTTCATTCACAGCAAATTCAACAAATGTAAATACCACATCAAATCAAATTACAATTACGGGTCATGGTCTAGCTACTGGAGATCAAGTTTATTATTTTGCTGCATCTAATAAGATCGGTGGATTATCAAATTCTAAAGTTTATTATGTAATTAATGTTGATGCTAATAACATTAAATTAGCAAAATCATCTTCTGCTGCCGCAGCTAACACAGCTATTAATTTAACCTCAGCTCCTGGATCTGACACAACACAATTTATTTATCAAGGTGTAAATATAAATAATAATATTTTATTTGTATCATCTCATGGATTTAAAAGTGGTAATCACATTTTTTACAAAAATTCTGGTACTGCTATCTCTGGTTTATCTGAAAATACAAAATACTTTGTAGAAAAAATAGATGATAATCAAATACAATTATATTCTGATGAGGCTAGAGAACGATTACTGCCGTATGTATCTAGTGCATTAGGACTGTATAACCAGGCCTACGAAGCGTATACGAAGAAGAAGTTT